TTGGCTTTGTGTACAAAGGAAAAAGAGTCAAACCAAAGCGCAGCATACAAAATACACCCAATAAACCCGACCAGTGCGAATAATGGCGCAAATAGGTCACTAAAAATATGCCATCTCATGTCGTATGCCCAAATGCTAAATCCAGTCAAACTAAGTAGAGCTATCAAAATTTCAATCATTGTAAATTCTCCTGTTGTGTAAAGTAGTTATAACAAGCAGCTGCATTGGATTCGCTACGCTGCGCTCCCCACTGAGCATGGTCGTTACCCACAACCAGAGTATTCCCTAAAAGGGAAATAAAAGCAAGTATTGACAGGTAAAAACTTCCTGATATTATCACTAACACGATTACTAGGTAGAGAAAATAATGAAAAGATCAAGAATGGCAGCTGCTGAAGCGGGTGAAACTAAATACAGCACTGGAAAACCGTGTAACAAAGGACACAATTCTCCCAGGTACACAAAAAACGGGATGTGCATTCAGTGCTCGATTGATGGAGCAAGAGCGCATGCTGAAAAGATTCGCGCCACGCTAGCATTTAATACCCCTGAAGCTCAGGAATAAACCATGCGACCCTGGTTTCCATGGTACCCGTCCGACTATGCTTCAGATACAAAATTCCTGTCTGATACAGCAGACCTCATGTATCGACGACTGCTTGATCAATACTGGATGAATAGTGGTCCGCTGCCAATGAACTACCGTCTACTTGGTCGTGCAATTAATATGGATCAGCGTGTTATCAAGCGATATCTTACTACTGAATTGTCCGACCACTTTTCCTGTTTATGTGGGACTTGTGGGTATACTTACGACGAACTTGTACCACTAAGTCCGCCACAAGTGTGTCCTACATGCTCTGCACGGAATGTCATACTTTTTAACAAAAGAATACAGGCAGAATTAGAAATATCAAAGGAAAAACAACAACGTGCGAGAGAAGCAGGTAAATTAGGCGGTCTAGCTAAAGCTAAAGCGAATGCTATAGCGAATGCTGTAGCTATGTCACAACCACATATAGATTTATCATCAGAAGATAATAAATCTATGGGGGAGAAATCTGCGAAAAAGAAAAAATCAACCAGATTCAAACCACCAACAATTCCAGAGATTCAGGCATACATCGACGAGAAAAAACTGACCACTGTGGATGCAGAAACATTCTTCCACTACTACGAGTCGAAAAAATGGATGGTCGGCAAAAATAAGATGTCGAATTGGAAGTCTGCAGCCTCTGGCTGGCACTCTCGAAACATCAAAAACAACAACGGAGCAAATCAACATGAACAAAAACCACGCACAGCCATTGACCGTGTACGAGCCGCCAACAAAGAACACCTTTCCCCAGTTTCTGACGCCAGATCACATTGCAAGATTGTGGGTGAAAATGACGATGATCTATGGCCATAAATGGACAGCGATAGCAGAGGCCGACGATGGTACCTGGCTACAAGGATTATGCGGATTATCACCACGGCAAGTTGCACACGGGTTAAGTAAAACTGTTACACGAAATAACCCTTGGCCACCAACACTCCCAGAATTTAGAATCATATGCATTGATACCTGTGATGATGATCTTGATGAGTATATCAACGAATTAGCGTTTTCTGATATAGATTCGTTTACCTATTCACATCTCATAACACGGGAGATCGAGCAACGAAAGAACCAGGTACGGGAGAAGGCGACCGAAGCGTTTTATCAGCAGCAATTCAAAAACGCGGCAAATCACAATATGAGACTGGCTCACAATGGCAAAGATTGAAATACCACCCGTTCCAACCTACTGCCTCGACCCAGACTGCGCCAGACCGACCGTCGTTGCTTTTGCTAAAGTACAGGTCAAAGGCAGCAACGTGACTGGACCGTTCTCCAGGTTTGGCCATTTAGACCATGGCGTATATACGCTCAACGAGGGTGTTGACTTCGTGAGGTGGGTAACACGTTGCGCTGAGTGCTATGATCGCGACGTCAGGGCTGTCGGTGGTTGTAGTAATCCATTCAACCCTTTTAGCGGTAAAATGAACGGGAGGCTGTCATCGTAAATAAATGCACGAAGAAAAAATTCTTCTCTGAAACAGGCGCCAAACACTATGCCGATAAACTCGCAACCGATAACAGAGCAAAGCAGAGAGCAGTTAACCTACGGCACCTAACGCCGTATAAATGCCCGTACTGCAAGTTCTACCACCTAACAAGCCAGCGCTATCGTCTGGCAAAGGAGAAAAGACGTGAAAATAACTGTGAATGAAAAAATAATCGAAGGTATCATTTTGCTTATCGTTTTCCTGATCATCGGAATTGTTGGATTCAATTGAATCAATGGGTGTATAATCCCCAAAAGAGGATACGACTATGACAGCTGGTAGACCACCATTATACGAAACAGCCGAAGAGATGCAGCGAATCATCGACCTGTACTTCCTCGCCTGTAAGGTTCACCGTGCGGGAGACCCTGACCTACTGACTGGCTGTAGCGAAGAAGAGCTGCTGATCGTCAACGATATCGATGATAATCATCCGACTGTGACAGGCCTTGCATTGGCGTTAGGAATGAGCAGACAGGGACTGATTAACTACGAAGGCAGGGATAAATTCGTTGACACGGTAAAAACGGCCAAGCATCGAGTGGAGGCATACGTCGCCCAGCACCTATACGGAGCGCACGTCACCGGCAGCATTTTCAACCTGAAAAACAATCACGACTGGAAGGATAAAACCGAGCAGGCCGTCGACGTAACCAGCAAGGGCAAGCCGCTCAACAACTGGAACATGCACCCGGTGGCAGCAGATCCGGATAAACAACCAGAAGAGGAGAAGCAGGAATGAAAGAAGAGGTAGCGAAAACCAAATGGTGTCCGCATACACGCATGGTATTTGGTTATGAGCAAGGCACAACGCAACCATTTAACCGGTTCATGTGTGAGCCCGGCGACGAGATTAAAAAGATGCAGGAGGCCATGAACGGCACCAGTGGTACAAAATGCATCGGATCGGGTTGCATGATGTGGGATGCCACGCAGAAGGTCGAGGATAAGTTGGTCAAAGAGACCGCTAACCGTGATGACTGCATGCCTGATGGCGATGGATGGTATCTCGTTAACAGGCGAACCAACCCTGGAAAAACTGATGAGATACTGTGGCGCAGGTATGTTGATACAGACGATGGTGACTGTGGTCTTAAATCTCAACCACTGGTATGTGAGTCATGACCATCGACGACAAAATAACGAAGGTGATTAAGGGTGCTCACAACATGCAGTATCTATTCCCTGATGCAAACACGTACACGATAACCTTAATCGACGAAGGGCGTCATATCGATATCAAGTTGACGCGTCAGGAACTTGAGAACAACGGGCCTGAGTTGCATCCGTTGGTTAAGCAGCGACTGGTCGAGAAGGGTGTGCACGAAGACGCCTTCGGGTTGCCTGGCGTATGAAATCCGGCGACCACATCGAATACCTGATGGCCATTAATGGACAGATGTGCTGGGTGCCGGGCATTATTTACATGCGCGAGTACGATGACGACATCACCAGGGCACGACTGTCACTGGACATTGGCGTTACCGTGGTCAACGTCATCCCGACCCCGGATACACTCCGGCCTGTAACTATTCACTGATTAATTTTTTAACAACGTCCGAGGAGGACAAATTATGCTAAACGAAGCAACACAACTGTCTGCAAAAGCAGATCGCCGTCAGTACCACGTCGAGATTGATGATGAAATCTGTGCGTTAGATCAGATATCACACAGTCTCGAACAGTTAATTCGTGATGCTGGTGGTTGTCCGCCAGTGAATGAAGTGGGTACCATCTCAAAGGATCAGCTTTCTGACGCACCAAGACCGATCCCAACACTGGTAGAATTGCTCAACGATGGGGGTAGACGTATTCATTCGCGCCGTATGGACATTGAAGATAAGATCGGCTTCCTGCGAGAACTTTTGTTTTAACGATAACCCGTTAATTAACCTACACTGAGGAAAACTTATGAACACCAGAGACCAAGCAGTACCGGCAGATGAAGTAGAAATCGAACAGCAGATTCAGGACAAAGGTTTGAACGCACCGCGACTGAACCCTGAACATATCGATAATTGCATCCTGACAGAGCAGTACCACGTATTCCCTGGCACCACGATGACGGTATGCTGCTTAACCCTGAAGAACGGATACAACGTGACCGGTGAGAGCGCAGCTGCCAGCCCCGAGAACTTCGACGAAGAGATCGGTCGACAGATTGCACATCGCAATGCTCGCGATAAAATCTGGTCGCTTGAAGGCTACCTGTTGCGACAGAAGATTTATGACGGCGTGATAACCGTCGAGTAACTGAATACCAAAGAAGAGCCATGGCCCGTGGCGGAGCGGCCGGGATTGTCACCCCGGGGAGAGAGCAGAAGGCACCCGACTCCAGCGACATCAACCCTGACGTGTGACAGCGTGAAGATGATTAGCAGGGCAATAATTTAATCCAAAAAGAGGACAAGTTATGCAACCGCACCAGCAACGAGTAATAGACGAAAAAAAAGAGCTTGATGAAAAACGGGAAAAACTTATCGAATTTATGCACGGTGATGTTTACGCGACCCTTGATGCAATAGATCAGGGTCTGCTAATGGTTCAGCTTGTAGCTATGAATAACTACTCTGAAGTTCTTGGAAGACGAATAGATCTTTTTTAACATAGGAATGATAGACCATGGCTGATGACAACATAATTTCCCTGGCCGACAAGGGAGAAACATCTGACACCTGGACGCCGGAGGATATGCTTCTTGATCAGTTGGAAAAGTACAGATCTGGTGAACGTGCGGGTAAATGCGCTGTCATCTGGCTAGATGATACAGATCGAAAGTACGCAACAGGCGCGGGATACGCCGGATTCCACAAGATGTCTGAAGTAGCTATCCTTCTCGAAATCGTTAAACTGCAAATACTCAAAGAAGATATGCAGGTTATATAACCCTTGGCTGACGTCGATGTCCACATCCCCGAAAAAATTGCCTGGCTCGCATCTAAACCCAAGCGTATCAAGATTGCCGTCGGGGGTCGTGGTTCCGCTAAATCCACCGGTGTCGCTGACGTTATGCTGGGCGACTGCGACATGGGTTCAACCATCTGTGCAGCGCGAGAGTTCCAGGAGTCCATTGGTGACTCTGTCCATGGCCTACTAAAAAACGAGATAGAGCGGCTCAAACCAGAGGGTATGACCGTTCTTGCCAACGAGATCCGCTCGGCATGCGGTGGACGCATGTTCTACCGTGGTCTTGCCCGGAACGTGATGTCGGTCAAGTCCCTGGTCGGCGTCAACCGGTTCTGGATCGAGGAGGGCGAATCGATATCAGCTGAGAGCCTGCGTATCCTGGTGCCATCGGTTCGCTCGAAGGCCGGTGATGATTCCGATACCCCGCCTGAAATCTGGATCACGATGAACCGTGGTTCACGCTCTGACGCCATCGCTGACAAGTACCTCTCCATCGCCGAGGCCGATCCCGAGTTCCAACGCACCGGTTACTTCGAAGACGAGATGATGATGGTCGTCGAGCTCAACTGGCGTGAGAACCCGTGGTTCCCACCTGAGCTTGAACTCGAGCGCCGATACGACTATGAGCACCTGCCGCGCAACCTGTACGAGCATATATGGGAAGGCAAGTACAACGACGGCGTCGTTAATGCCCTGATCTACGAGGAGTGGTTTGACGCCTGTATCGATGCTCACCTGGTAAAAGGCTGGGAACCAACCGGTGCAAAGTTCGCCTCACACGACCCTGCTGACCGTGGTGCTGACCCGAAAAGCTACGTACTCAGGCATGGCTCTGTCATCCTGCAGGCTGAGCACTGGAGCGATGGCACGGTCAACGAGGGCTGTGCGATTGCAACAAGCAGGGCAATCAACGACGGCGCCGATTATTTCACCTGGGACGCTGACGGTATAGGCCTTGCCCTGGTCGAGCAGGTCGGTCGCTCGTTCAAGCATAAACGGATAAAATTCGCGCCTTTCCGAGGTTCTGAGACGCCAGATAATCCAGATAGCTTGTATCTTCCGGTAACTCAGGCTAATGTATCAGACCAACTGACCAACAAAGACGCCTTCAGGAACAAGCGAGCGCAGTACTATGGCAACCTGAGAGACAGGGTTTATCGCACGTACCGGACGGTCGTCGAGGGTGAATACAACGATCCGGATAACCTGTTAAGCATCAGCAGCGAGTGTAGTGATATCATGCAGCTTCGAACAGAGATGTGCCGCATGCCGATCAAGCCGAACGGGTCTGGTAAACTGGAACTGTACACCAAGGTTGTGATGAAATCGAAGTTCAAGTTTCCGAGTCCTAACATATCGGACGGGGTGATGATGAGTACCAGGAATGAGTTTGTTGCAGATATGATCAACGTCAGGCGCCCGAATCCAATCAGGACAATTCATGGCAATAATTCACGAGGCAGGTTTGGCAGATGAAAAAGCTCACCATTG